CCTTTCCTGATCCTCATCGGCTGCTGGCTCGTGATCCTGCTCCTGCTTTGGATTGCAGGCAGCCCGGCGCTCACGCGAGCGAACGATGAGATCGAAGAGGGCGACTGAGGCTAATTCGAAAACTGTGTTCATGGCCTCGATGGTCAATTTTTTTGCCCAAATCAACGAGTCATGACGGGACAAATGAAATGCGGAGTGATGTTTCGATGAATCAATATGAACTGACTGCCCGTCCTGATATGCAGGTCGTGGACCCCGCGCTGATCGCGCGCCAGCCGTCGATGACCAAGGCGCTGCAGCTGTGCCAAACCTTGAGCGGCCTCGATGACAAGGCGTTCACCGGCCCGAGCGGCGTGGTGAAGGATGGCGCCCAGTGGTCCCGAATCATGGGCTCTGGCCAGCACAACTTCCCGCAAGACAGCCTCAACACCTTTATGGACAAGGCTGGCAACGAAGCCCCTTTGCTCTGGCTGCTGCACTCGCGCGGCTACGACATCACCTCCTTGCGCAAGCTCGAAACCGAGACCGAACGCGATCTGCGTTTGGCCCGCGAGGAAATCGCCCGTCTCCGCGCCGAGCGCGACGTGGAGCGCCGTCTGTTCCGTGATTTGAGGATCGCAGCATGAACCACGACATTACCCAAGCAATGTGCGACGACATGGATTCGACCGCCGACTTCATGCACCAAGTCCCGGCCCCGTTCCCGAGCATCGAGCACGCCGTCGAACTACCCGCCCCGAGTCCTTTCAACTGGCGCGGCACCCCCAGCATTGCCGACCAGATTCGCCCGACCCGCATCGACCGCAGCACCGACCAGCGGCACTACTGCTACCCGGTTGAAGGCCAAGTTGCCGGCGAGGCTTCGTTTCATCGGCGCCAGGCCATCCGTTTAGGGGGGATTTAGTCATGGACCTCCCTATCCAAATGCTCTCCATGCCGCGCGCTCGTAGAAGTGACCCATCTACCAGCCACCACGCAGCGGCAATGTCTGCACGCTTCGCCAACAGCCACGGCAACCGCATCGTTGAAGCGCTCAAGGAGCATGGCCGCATGTCTGCGCAGGGTATCGCTGGTATGTCCGGCCTGTCTATCGAGCAAGTGGACAGGCGAACCATTGAATTGCAGCGCAAGGGTTTGATCGCTGTCGTTCAGTTGGACGGTTGCGATTTGGTCTGGTCTGGCTACAGGGTCTGGGAGGCGAAGTAGTGGCTAACCAATGGCTCCGCCTGTGGCACGACATGCCGACAGATCCTAAGTGGCGGACTATCTCCAAGGCGAGCGGACAGCGCATCGGTGACGTGATGTCCGTCTACGTTCACATGCTCGTGTGCGCATCGAACGCAACCGAACGCGGCCGAACGCAATCGTTCAATTCGGAAGATGTAGCGAGCGCACTCGACCTCGACACCGAACAAGTGGAGCAAATCATCGCTGCCATGCAGGGGCGTGTTTTGGACGGTGATTTGCTCAAAGGCTGGGAAAACAGGCAGGTTGCGCGCGAAGACGGTAGTGCAGAGCGTGCAAAAGCGTGGCGAGAAGCACAAAAGGCTGCTTCTGAACGCACTCCGAACACCGCCGAACGCAAACGAACTCCAGATAAAGATAAAGATAAAGATAAGAAGAAAGACACGCCTTCGGCGTTTGGTGTGTTCTGGAATGCCTACCCGAAGAAGGAGGCAAAGAAGGACGCCGCTTCAGTTTTTGAAAAGCTGAATCCGAATCCAGAACTTCTGGCCGTGATCCTTGCTGCGCTCGCAACGAAGTCGGCATCATTCGATTGGACGAAGGAAGACGGAAAGTACGTGCCGCTCCCCGCAACGTGGCTGCGTGCCGAGCGGTGGACGGACGAGGGCGTGGCGCAGGGCTCCAGCGACCGGATCGGGAGCTTCATATGACCGGCCTCGAAGCACTCCAAACCATGCGCCGCACCCGTCGAATTCCGCGTTGCGTCTGGGTGACTGACGGCGACGATGCCCGCGCTCAGGACTGGAACGAAGAGCCGAACTACGCCGACATGCAGCGCCATGCAGTGCTGTCCCTCGCAGCGAACGACATCCCCGAAGCGCTGGACTTCCGATGCTGCATCGGCCTGGAGGTCCATGTGGCCGGAGACCGCGGCGAGGCCCGTGCCCGGCGCATCCATGCCGCGCTGATCGACGCCGAAGCAAAGCGCGTCATCACCTCGATCTACACGCCGCAAGGCATCGAACTACTCACCCACGGGATCTGATATGGCAGAAATCATCACCGAAGACGAAATCGACTTCGAGCGCTACGAGAAGGAAACCGACCATAAGCAAAAGGTCAAGCCCGCCGCGCTATGGGTTGAGGAACTGATCGCCCGCATCAAGTCGCCCATCATCCAGCCGCGCGCCGTCATGCCGTGGCGCAAGACCCATGGGCAAGTGCAGTTCCGCCCGGGCGAGGTGACGGTATGGGGCGGTGCCAACGGGCAGGGCAAGAGCCTTGTCACTGGGCAGATCGCGCTTTCCCTTTGCTCGCAAGGCGAGAAGGTGTGTATCGCCAGCTTCGAGATGAAGCCCATGAAGACGCTGGAGCGCATGGGCCGGCAGTGGTCGGGCGAGAACCCGGATCACCCCGCTTTCCGTGGACACCAAGAAGCGCAAAACCGGATGATCGATTTGTACGAGCAGTTCCGTGACTGGACAAATGGCCGCCTGTGGCTGTACGACCAGCAGGGCACCGTGTCTGCCACTCAAGTCTGCGCCGTGGTCCGCTACTGCGCCAAGGAACGCGGCATCACACACTTCTTTGTGGACAGCCTCATGAAGTGTGTTGCAGAAGAGGACGACTACAACGGCCAGAAGCGGATCGTGGACGAACTGACCGCCATTGCCCGCGACTACGGCATCCACATTCACCTCGTGCACCACATCAAGAAGCCGGCTAACGAGGACCACAAGCCCACGAAGTACGACTACAAGGGCTCCGGCTCCGTCACCGACCAGGTGGACAACGTGATCAGCGTATGGCGCAACAAGATCAAGGAAAAGGCCCGCGAGGACGGGAAGCAAGTCAGCGACGGCGAGCCCGATGCCCTCCTGATCTGCGACAAGCAACGCCACGGCGAATGGGAGGGAAAGATCGGCTTGTGGTTCCACAAGGACTCGATGCAGTACCTCGGCGTGTGCGGCGAAGACCCGCTCTCTCTCTATCTTCATCCAGAGGACTAACCATGCAAACCGCTCTCCAAATCGTCCGCGTTCCCACGGGCACATTCGCCACCGAATACGACCGAAGCGGCCAACTCGTTCGCCGTGAATGGTTCCGCATCGAGTGGCGCCCTCCGGGTGAGGTCAAAGACATGGCTGAGGCAAAAGCCATGTTTGGCGGTAGCCCTGTGCTGGAGGATGCGCGATGAAACTCTCAGGCGACCGCAACCAGTGCCAAGGTTGCAAGACCCATTTCAACTCGTCGTTTGCATTCGACAAGCACCGCGCCGGCGAGCACGGCAAGGACCGCCGCTGCCTATCGGAAGACGAGATGCGTGCGAAGGGCATGTGCACAAACGCGGCTGGGTTCTGGATCAGCGCCGCGATGCCGGAAACGGTTCGGGAGGATGCGCGATGAGCTACGACATCTGGCCTGGCGTGGGCCTTTCCACCGAACCAGTCGAATGGACGAAGGTTCTCGGCTCGGCAGAGGGCAAAGCCAAGAGCACCGCGAACGTCGAGCGTCGGCGCAACGAGGGCAACGACTTCAGCACCTTTCGCGGCATGAGCAAGCGAGCCGATTCCATGAGCATGCGTGGTGCGCCGCGCCGGATGCGCCAGACCTCGAACACCGGGCGCCGGGGCCCAGCGGCCGGAACTGGCCTGCAGGACGATAGCTGGGGCGGGAAGATCCGCTCAGCACTCGCGAGCGGCCCTATGACCCGCGCCGAAATCACCGCGGCAACCGGCATCCCGGCCAACCGCATTGCCTCCTACCTGAAGAACGACATCAAGCAGGGCCGCATCGTGCGGATCGTCCGCGAAGGCGCTTTCCAGCAGCTTGCACTGGCCGGAGGTGAAAGATGACGTCGATCCAAGCCGTTCTCGAGTCTTTCCGCGACGGCCAGCCGCACACCCAGCTCGACATTGAAGAATCCACCGGCATCAAGGCCGGCGTGGTCTGGACCTACATCGACCGGCTGAAGGCCAAGGGCGAAATCGAGCGCGTTACCTGCGGCTGCCGGTGCGTGAAGCACAAGATCACGTTCCTCGGGATCGCCAAGCTCGAAGCAGAGCAGGCCGCGCTTCACCAGGAGGCGGACAAGACCGTGGCTGGTGCTCGCTCGGTGCCGAACAGCGTCTTTGCACTGGGAGGAATGGCATGAACTGCAAACCTGGAGATTTGGCGGTGGTCATCGAAGACCGCGACTCGCCATTGAATGTAGGTCGGTTGTGCGAAGTTGTCAGCGCAGGCGAAGACTACGGTGATGGGTTGCACTACTGGTTCTGCCGTGCGGCCGGTTCGCCCATGGTTGTCCAGTCGTACACGTTCGACAACAGGATTATTCCGGGTGCCCTTTCCTTGGCGCAGGCCGCCGATCTTGCAGACCGCGATCTGCGCCCCATCCGCGATTCTGGCGACGACGCAGCGGACGAATCCCATGCATGGCTGCCGCCAGTGCCCACGCTGGAGCACGCATGAACTGCCATGAATCTCGACCAACACCTGACGCACCTCCTGTCGCTGATGGAGCCGCCATTCACGGAGGCGTTCAAAGCGCACTGCTGGGCGCGGGCCAACGAACTGGCGAAGTACCCGGAACTGGCGGAACTGCCGTCGATGCTCGAAGCAGCAATGCGCGAGCGCTCGAAGAAATCTACCCCGGAGCCGCCATGTACCGAACCGCCAGCGTCAACGAATGGCGTCCTGACATCGATCACATCGTTGGCGAGCAAGTGAAGGCTGCGAAAGCGGCAGGACAGGACAAGGAATCTTGCCCGCATCCAAGCTGGACGGCTGGGTGGTGGGCCTGGCATCGAGCTTGGGGGCAGAAATGACCACGTTCACGCTCATCAATGCACAGCAGGGCCACACGGCCATGCAATCCGCCTGGATGCAGGCCAAGGCGCTCCTGATGGCCGGGCACCGACTCCGGCTGACGGTGAAGGAGGAAACCCGCACCGAGGGGCAGAACCGCTTCTTCCACAAGCTGGCCGGCGAGATTGCAAAGGCTGGCGTCGAGTGGCAGGGCAAGAAACGCACCGCCATTCAATGGAAGGTGCTGCTCGTGTCGGGCCACGCCGTTGCCACGCAAGAGGGCGCCGAGATCATCCCCGGCCTCGAAGGCGAGTTCGTCAACATCCGGGAGAGCACGGCCCTCATGAGCATCAAGCGTGGCGCGAGCCTCATCGAATACACGCTGGCCTTTTGCGCCATGCATGACGTGCCGATTCCGGCGATGGAGGACGACCGATGATCAACAAGACGATGCTCCGCGCCATGCGGCACTCGCCGGTGCGCAATTACGTGGTGCCGGGGCTGACCTCGTGGCTGATCGGCAATCCGTCGCCGGCCGGAACGATGCGCCTTTTCGAGTGCTCGCGTGACCACCAAGAGAACATCACGCCGCACTCGCACCGCTTCGACTTTCAATGCTGGGTGCTCGCCGGCGCGGTCCGGAATCGGGTGTGGCGCGAGTCGCATTTCGGGGAGGGCGATTTGTTCCTGTGTTCCAGCCTGAACTATGACGGTGGAATCGGAGAATACCGACGCCAGGCTGGAGGCGTGAGCCGCTATGTCTATACAGACACGGTCTACGAGGTTGACCAGTGGTACTCGATGAAGTCGGATGAGATCCACAGCATCAACTTCGCGCGCGGAACTGAGGTGCTCTTCTTCGAAGGGCCGACGATCACGAACGAATCGGAGATGCTGGAGCCGTTTGTCGATGGTGTCGCTGTGCCGACATTCGAGGTCAAGCCTTGGATGTTCAAGCGGGAGGCCTGATGCTGACCACCACCCTCAAAGCCAAGCCCTGCGGCCACTGCGGCTCCATCTTCACCCCCGCGCGCTCCATGCAGGCCGTGTGCTCCCCCATCTGCGCCGCTCGCAGCGTCAAGGCCAAGAACCGGGCCGAGCGGGAGCAGTTCAGGGAGCGGAAGGAGAGGGCGAAGCGCACTTCCAAGTGGGAGGAAGAGTGCCGCACCATCGTCCAGGCCATCGCCCGCATTCGGGACAAGGATGACGGCTGCATCTCCTGCCACATGTCCGCCAACTACGGCGGTGCTTGGCACGGCTCTCATTTCAGGAGCCACGGGGCGGCCTCGGCAGTGCAATTCCACCTCTGGAATATCCACAAGGCTTGCGCCCAGTGCAACCTGTTCAAGAGCGGGAACATCGCTGCATATCGCCCGCGCCTGGTCGAGAAGATCGGTCAGGAAAAGGTCGATTGGCTCATGAGCCAAAACCAGATCGTCCGTCACAACGTGGACTACTACAAGCGCTTCAAGGCCGTCATGGGCAAGAGGCTGCGCCGGTTGGAGAAAAGGAGCCAAACATGAAAGCCACCGCCTTCATCGCCGACATGAACGCTCTGCAGGCGGAATTCGACACGCTCCCCGCAGAGGTGGTTCGGCTGATCGAAACCCTCATGGAACTGGTCGAGGTCCAGCAGGGGAACATCGAAACCATGCTGGCCGCAAACAAGACGCTGCTCGGCGTCATCGACAAGCTCAAAGCGTGACGGCCCGTCACCAAGATTTATCAACCAACGGAGAAATAAATGCAAGTACTCGAGTTTGTCTTTAGCGGCTTCTGGGTATTTCTCGGAACACTAATTCTGGCGACGGCACTTACGAACGGCGTCGCCGAAATCATCCGCGCCCTAAAGGGGAACTGAAATGATCGCCCTTCAAATCGTCCGCACCCCCACGGGTCAGACCTTCACCGACATCGACCGCAGAACAGGAGAGTTCGTCAGGAAGGAGTGGTTCGCAATCTCATGGAGGGAACTGGGGCCGGCCAAGGACATTGCGGAGGCCAAGAGGCTTTATGGCGGTAGCCCGGTGCTGGAAGAGGCGCGCTGATGTTTGAGTACATGGTTGCGGTTGGTCTCGGGGAGGCCCTTCGCCTGCGCGAAGAAATACCGGACGCAAGGCCGGGCGGCATTGTTCGTGTGAGCCACCCTCGTGACATTCAACGCCTCTACGCCCAACGACGCAAGACCGCCGACTGTGAGGGTTGCGGCGCCCCTCTGAAAGCCTACATCCACCACTGCGAATACTGCCGGAGGCCAATTTGATGCACAACGACAGCCACCAAATCCTCGACGACATCCTCTCGCGCTGGCACTCGTGGGCCAAGAACTACAAGGCCAACCAGCAAACCCCGCGCGATCCGGTGTTCCGTGATGCCAAGAGCGGCAGGGGGTGGGACAGTACCGACGAGATCATCGAGGACGAGATCACGAATTCGATGATGGAAGCGGTTGACTTTCAAGTGGGAGAGATGCGCGACCCACACCGGGCTGCCGTCTACGTCTTGGCGCGCAACCTGAGCACCGGTCGCCACGTGTGGTTGTCGCCACGCCTGCCCGCGGATCCCTTGGAGCGCGCGGCTGTGGTGGCTGAGGCTCGCAACGTCCTGACCCGCAAATTGATGGCCTGCGGGGTGATGTGAAATAGCTGTTGACGGGCACTGATTTATCTGGCACCCTTCGCGTCGGTGGGGATAAGTCCCTCCAGAATCCAGCCGCTCCGCAGCAATGCCGGGCGGCTTTTTCGTTTTCGCCGGCGCAGACCAACACCCATCCGGCTCTTTGCCTCAGGTCTAGCCCGGCACCAAATGCGCACCGGTGCGCCACAAGAGGGACTTGCAATCCCGCACCGAGTGAAAGCCTCGGATTCTTTCTCCTTGGCTGACCACCAGCCTTAGCCCGCCCCTTCGCAAGATCGGGCGGGTTTCTTCATTGGAACCAACGTAATGGCAAAGGGCGACAAGACAGCAGCTTGCGACAAGATGGGCATCGACGGCCTGTGCGAGCGTCTGATTGCAGGGGAGAGCCAAGCCGCCATTGCTGGGGAAATCGGGGTCAGCGCTGCGACTCTGGTGAACTGGCTCGCAGCCGACATTGAACGTTCCGCGCGCGCACGCGAGGCAAGACGCATCGCGGCCAGCAGCCACGCCGACAAAGCCGAGCAGGTTTTGCTTGACGCGAAAGACCCGTTTGGCCTGGCCCGGGCGAGGGAGTTGGCCCAACATTACCGCTGGAAGGCTTCGAAGGCGGACCCCAAGGCCTTCGGCGACAAGATCGAGATCGATCAGCGGACCACCTACACGGATCTGACTGATGAACAGCTTGACGCAAAGCTTGCCGCTATCGCGAGCGCAAAAGCTTGAACTGATCGCGCTGCACGAGGAAAGGCAGCGCAGGAAGCGGGAAAACAAGCTCAGGGATTACCGGCCGTACGCCAAGCAGGCAGAGCACCACCGAAAGGGCTCGCAGTACCGGGAACGCCTGCTGATGGCTGGCAACCAGCTCGGGAAGACCTGGAGTGCTGGGTTCGAGACGGCGATGCACCTGACGGGGCGCTATCCGGATTGGTGGGAGGGTCGGACGTGGGCCAAGCCGGTATCTGGCTGGGCTGCTGGCGTTACCTCCGAAGTGACCAGGGATTCTCTGCAACTGATCCTGTGTGGCCGGCTGGACCGGCTTGGGATGGGCGCAATCCCTGCTGACGCGATCAAAGAGCGCACGCTGAAGCGTGGCGTGACGGATGCCGTTGACACCCTCGTGATTCGTCACGGCGGCGGCGGTGATGTGCAGGCGGGGGAATCGCTGCTTGGCATCAAGTCGTACGACCAGGGGCGAGAGAAGTTCCAGGCCGCAACGCTGGATTTCGTATGGCTGGACGAAGAGCCGGACGAGGACATCTACACGGAGTCGCTGACCCGCACGAATGCGACGGACGGCATTGTGTACATGACGTTCACGCCGCTGAAGGGCATGAGCGGGGTGGTGAAGCGGTTCCTGCTGGACAAGTCGCCAGGCACAACCGTCACGACGATGACGATTGACGATGCCGAGCACTACACGCCCGAGCAGCGCAAGGCCATCATCAACAGCTACCCGGCCCACGAGCGGGAGGCGCGGACAAAGGGCATCCCAACCCTCGGAAGCGGTCGCATCTACCCGATTGCAGAAGAGAGCATCAAGGTCGAGCCGTTCGCGATCCCTAGGCACTGGGTGCAGATCGCTGGCATTGACTTCGGATGGGATCACCCGAGCGCCGCGGTTCGCCTGGCATGGGACCGAGATGCAGATGTCGTTTACGTCACTGCCGCGCATCGGGCCAAGGAGCAAACGCCGCTCTTGTTCGCTTCAAGCGTCAAGCCGTGGGGTTCGTGGCTCCCTTGGGCGTGGCCGCATGACGGTCTGCAGCATGACAAGGGCTCTGGCGAGGCATTGAAGGAGCAGTACAAGGCGCAGGGCCTAAAGATGCTCCGAGACAAGGCCACGCACCCGCCGCAGGCTGGCAAAGAGGAGGGAACTGGCGGCAACGGGGTCGAAGCCGGCGTGCTTGAGCTTCTCGACCGCATGCAGACGGGGCGGTTCAAGGTGTTCGCGCACCTCAATGACTGGTTTGAAGAGTTCCGGATGTACCACCGGGACGCAGGAAAGATCGTGAAGCTTGACGACGATCTGATGAGCGCTACGCGCTACGCAAACATGATGAAGCGTTTTGCTGTTCCCTCGAAGGAAGAGTACTACGCGCCACTTGAACCACTCCAACCGGACGACTCAGGAATCTACTTCTAACCATGGCTGACCCGCTCCAAACAACCTCATCGCTCGGACAGTTGCTTGAGCAGCGCCTTGTCGATTGGGAGCGCGCTCGCAAGCCGCAGGAACTGAAGTTGCTTGAGTGCTACAACGATGTCATGCGCATCGCACGCGAGGACGACACCACCGGCACAGGCGCCGCTCGTTCCCGCAAGGCAAAGAGCCTGTTCATTGGCTCGACCCGCAACAAGGTGCGTGCGGCCCGGGCGAAGATCACGGATGCGCTGTTTGGCAACGGTCAGATGCCGTTCGACACCACGCCGACCGACGAGAAGCTGGCTCCCTTCGCTGACGTGATGGAAGACATCATCACCGAGCAGATGGAGCGCGGCAAGTTCAAGGACTTGCTCAAAACCGGCGTGAACACCCTCGCCACCTACGGCACCGGCTTTGTCTTCGGCCCATTCGTGCGCAAGGAAACGCTGGTTGAGACGATGGTGCAAGAGGGCGCGCTGGCGGAGACGAAGTACGAGTTCGACTTGCCTTATTTCGAGCTTGGCAACACGCTGGACGTGTACCCCGACCCGGAGGCCCGCGAGGTTTCGGGCGGCCTTGGCGTGTTCTGGACCACCATGGAGAGCCCAGCCACCGTTGCGGCCTGGAAGAACGACAAGGCATATCGGAACATCCAGCAAGCGCTGCAAGGCCCTGGTGATCGAGGCAATGAAACTGGCTCGGAGCGGGCTGCGCAGTACCGCGGCAACGTCGAGTACTGGTACAAGAACGACCGCATCAAGGTCGCGCGCTTCTTCGGCAAGGTGCCTGCGGGCTCGTTGAAGGACTGGGCCGGCAGCGAAGATGGCCAGGTTCTCGAATCCGATGCTGACGAGCGCCAAGAGGGCGAAACCGTCGAGGCCATCGTGATCATGGCCGGTGGTGTTGTCGTCAAGGTGGTGGAGAACCCCTACAGCGGCAAGAACCCGACCCACCGCTGCCTCTATGAGGCTGTCGAGCACGAAATGTGGGGTGTCGGTGTCGCAGAGAACAACGCGCCGCACCAGAAGGTCACGAACGCCGCCTTCCGCCTGTTCATGGAAGGCAAGGGCATGGCTTTGCTTGGGACTGCTGGCGTGGACCGCTCCAAGTTCCTGCCGACCGAGGACTTCAAGAAGTACCCCGGCAAGGTCTACCAGTTCAAGCCCGGCCTGTCCCCTGATGAGCAGAAGGCCGCGCTGCAGATGCACGTGGAGCCGGACATTACCGGTGGTTGGCTCGATGTGATCCGCATCTCGGAGCAGTTCTCCGACGACGATACCGGCATCACGAAGTACACCCAAGGCGACGATTCGCGCAACCTGAACAAGACCGCGACCGGCATCTCCATGATCATGTCGGCCAGCTCGCTGCCGATGAAAGAGGTGATCCAGAACATCGATGCGATGTGGATCGAGCCCATCGTCGAGTGCTACATCGACTGGAACCTGAAGTACCTCACACCCGAAACCGTGCAGAAGATCCACGGCGACGAAGCCGCGGCACTGTGGGCGCAGATCAAGCAGTTCGGCAAGTCCTCCTTCATGGACTGGCAAGCCACTGGCACCGCCTCCTTCATGCAGAAGGAAGTGCTGACCAACAAAATCCGCGCGTTCTCCGAGTTCGCTCTTGGCAACCCGCTCACCGCCCAGTTGATCGACGCCAAGGAACTGCTGCGCCAAACCTGGGACGTGATGGAAATCGGCAAGGAATCGCCCATCCTCGACGACAAGGAGGGCGAAGAAGCGCTCCCCGAGCCCGTCAAGCAGCGAATGATGCAGGTTGCCGAGCAGATGGAGCAGATGGGCCAGGAACTACAAAAGACGCAGCAAGACTTGCAGAGCGCCGAGCAGAAAGCCCAGCAGGAAGAATTCAAGCGCCAGAAGGCAGAAATCGACGCCGCCGAAGCCGAAGCATTGCTCAACATCGAGCGCGCCAAGGGTGAGGCAAAGGACGGGCTGCAAGCGCCTCAACCGGCCAGCATCACACCCGAACAGGTGCAGGAGATGGTCAACGCCGCAGTTGCGGATGCCATCGCGCACATGATGCAACCACCTGAACCCGAGCCGCTTCCGATGGAGCCCGAGCCCATGCCGCCGCAAGAAATCCAGCCCACCGAACCGCCCCCTGAAGGCGGTTTTTCTTTGGGCGAACCTGAGGTGCCAGCATGAGCGGCGGTTCGTGGATGGGCGGATCGCCCGCGACTGCAGACCCGTCGCCGACCTTCATTGGCTTGCTCGCTGAACCGACTGGCGCGCAGCTGGTCGGATACAACACCGGCACGGTCGCCGACGAACTCGCCAGCATCGTCCAGCTGATGGAGTCGTTCGTCACCTATACGAACCTGGCCGCGGTTGGGGGGACTGATCTCGTCGGGTATGGCGACACCACGCTGACCAACAAGCTGGGCAACCTGGACGGCGACATCGACGACATCAACACGGCGCTGGACACAAAGGTGAACTCGGCCGACCTCGCTTCGACGAGCGATGCAGCCAAGGGCAGCAACCTGGTCGCGTACAAGACCAACAAGACGAATGCTTCCGGGCGCAGCCTCACATCGAGGCTGGATGAAGCTCCGAGCTTGTTTGACTTCACCACGGTCACGAACGCAATTGCCAACCTGACGACTGCATACGGCGGTGGTGTGCTGCACATGCCTACGGGCAACGGTGCGACCGTGCTTCCCGCCAGTCTCGGCAAGGTGCTTCTTGAGTATGACGGCCCTGACGTGAACATGTCGATG